CTCCGGGCACGGTCCCCATATCGGCGAGAAAATGTCGATATAATTCGCTCCAGTCTGACGCCCCTAGCTCTCGGAAGGAGGACAAACTTCTCCAACCAGAAAGAGTGCGCCATGTCGGCGTAGGCAATATTAGCCTAACACCCGTTAGGCCCAAGGTACGATATTCGTACCGCTGGAGATCACGGTTATACTTTATCCGTGATTTGGGGATTCGTTGATGTAACTTTTGATCGTCAACACCTGGTTTGATACGCACGTACCAGCATGGGCAACTGTCTGAAATTTCAACAGCTGCACATTGTATTAGCTGGTCATTTGTTCCGAGGCTCACCTGACGGGATCGAGTCACTTTTTCAAGTGGTCTTACCCTATGTGGGTCGCGTTCGGACAAGGGCAAGAGCCCAAATGTCTGCTCAACATAATTTAATATGTAAGCAGCGGCGCGGTAGTATGCCTTTTGTTGCAGTAGATTACTCACTGCAACCCAAGATGCAAACGACTGCCCATCGGTTCGGGATCTCGGAGGTAGCTTTTTCACCTTAACAGGTGTTATTACTTCCCCCTTGTAGGCATCACATCCACAGGACTCTCGAAAGTGCCCCGTATAACAGCACTTCTTCTCACTAAGGCGTAAGCCAAAGTAATGGAAGTTCTGAAGGAGGAAGACTTCGTCTCCTCCACGGACAATGATGTCATCTCCATACACGTATGTAGTAGCGCAAGCCTGTCTAAGGCTCCTACCACCGTACACGTGTATACACGCTGCTGCGAGTGCCCAGAAGCACAGCGCCTCAACGGGAAAGCATAAAGCTGACCCCATTGGCGCGTACTTTTGCATCTCCACAGTCTCGCCGTTAGGCAAAACCGTAGTTAATGATCGGAGTGCAAGCAGATGGCCTAGAATAGGCGTGTCTGCAAACAGACTTTTCACTAGTGCAAGTGACACCCGGTCGGAGGCATCAGTTAAGTCGAGCGTCGACCAGCTTCCGTCGATAGAGCCCTGAAGGGCCAATCTTCGGTTAATACGCTGATCCTTAAAATTTACACGACCCCGTGTTAAGGGGTGACGCTCAATCCATTGCACAAGCTTTCTACCAAGTCCCTGTTGTAAAAATTGGATCTCTAACGGTTCGGCTGAAATTAGCCGAGGCCCTCGAGAATCCTTTGGGACCAACATTACCTTCGCTTCAGGGCGATCAACATGTTCAAGTAACATGTAATCATCCCAAGCGTCGAATAAATGTCTGTCGTTGAGATAATAATAATCGGCGGCAGGGTAGTATTCCTCGGCACTTGAATAGATGCGTTTGAAATGCATCTTCTCGTGGGTCCTTTCTCCTGTTGCTACGGAGCCAGGTCCATGTCGGGGAATAATTGTATCAGGGCTGAAATTACGTAATAGCCCAGTGAGGAGGCTTC